CGAGCGCGTCGTACTCGGCATCGCTCATGACGGGTTCGTTGCTGTAGTAATAAGCGTGCTTGGCTTTGAGGATGAGGTTGCGGAGGTCGGATATTCGAGTCATGGGTGACTTTCAGATGTCATGAACTGTCTGTGCTGCGCTGTCCTGACAGCGCCGAATCTAAAGAGTCCGTGTCGTTGTAGTTGTAGTTGTGGTGGATCATCCAGCTGCATTTTCCGCGCCAATGTAACCAGTTTTTTCGCTGAGAGTGTGAACGACGTTTCGCACGATCGTAACCGCGATTTCGCGCTCATCGTGACCGATTGATTTAGTATTCCATCTCCACGCATCCGCCTTCTCCTGATCGGTCACGATCACGCGAAATCACTGGTCACGTTCCGCGTAATGCGCAAGCCAGCAATGCACCCAGACGTTCCTTGCACTTGTCTGCACTGGGCAAATATTTGATGCACGAAATTACAGTTAATTCGCCATTTTCATATCTGGCATGGTGATGCCACCTTTCAGCATTCTCGCTGTTGCCACGTCAGCACAGTAAGTGCGAATTCTGCGAGGTTGTTCGGGACAAACATGATCTTGAGTACATCAGTCAAGTTGCCCTGGGCTTTATCAGCATCCCCTTTGAGATGCTCACAGGATGAGCCTGTTCGACTGCAAGTGGAGAATCTCAAACCAGTCTCCAGTTTTGTTATTTTGAAAACTGGTAGACCAGTCTCTATAGGACGTTCATGAACTTCCCCTCGTGGGGGGCTGCCAAGCCCATACGGACCTTGAAGCCTTGAAGGAATTGTTCAAAAAGCCACCAACTTATAGCCGTCCTAAATATGACAACTAGGCGCGATATTCGAAAATCATCCTTGCCCTTGGATCATTACCCATTGCTCCTCCCAATCCAGAGGGATCGTGTGCCGTTGCAGTGTCTCCAGCGACATCGTCCGTGGCAGTATGCCATCCAGCGCCGTCTGCACGATCCCAGGCGACAGCAGGGCGAAGCGCAAGGCATCGCTGACCGTCACCCGGTGGAGTCCTTCCTTTTCGGCAATCTCAGCCGCATCCTCTGCGGCACCGGTTTCCAGTAAGTGCTGCCAGTAGCACCCCCGACCGAGCGCCTTCAGCAGCGTCGGATCCAGGCTTGGGGAGATCGCCGGTTCTGGCGCATTGATTACCACCGGATCATCGACGCCCACCGGGCCGACCACCACCTTTTTGTAGCCGCGCTTCTTGAACTGCAGCGGGATGAAGGTGGTGATCTTCACCCCACCAGCGTCCAGTGGATGCTGGCGCTCATGCGGCTGCCCGGTCGGGATCAGCTTCTTGCGGGTCGGGTTCATGCCACTGCCTCCATTTCCAGCATCTCGCCGCCGATTGAGTCGGGGACGAGTTCTCCTGCCAGTTCCTTCCAGCCCACCTCGCGCCAGGCGATGTCGATGCCATCAGACAGCAACTGGACACGCTCGATCAGCACATTCATCAGGCGCACCTGCTCTTCGGGGAACAACTGCTGCCAGACTTCTCCCAATCGGCGCATGGCCAGCACCACGGTTGGTTCTGCAATCTCGGGATAAAGCACCCGCACCTGGTTCCAGATGCCCTGTACCGACTCGGGTGACTGCAGCGCGCTGATCACCATGTTCACCACAACTTCCTCGATCTGGTCGGCGGGGATCAGGCCGGTGGCGCTGGTGCGGTACCCGTACCGCGAGTCGGCCTTGGGCATGTAATAGCGGTACTTCTTGCCCGAAGGCTTCGTCGAGAAGGTGATGTGGTACTTCTCGCCATTCGAGCCATAGAGCAGGCCGCGCAGCAAGGCATCAGTCTTGCCGCGTGTCTGGGTGGCGCCCGTCCGGGCGTGAGCATCCTCGGCGAGGATCGCCTGCACCCGATCCCACAGTTGCCGGGTAATGATCGGCTCGTGTTGGCCGATATGCACCACTCCCTTGTGGCGGATCTCGCCGACGTAGATCGGGTTGCGCAGGGCCTTGGCCAGATATTTCTTGTCGATCGGCGTGCCGTTGCGCACCCGGCCGTCCGCCGTTTTCCAGGCCTTGGTGGTGATGCCGTCCAGGGCCAGTTCCCGGCACAGATCGGTGGCCGAGCGCAGTTCCACGAAACGTTGGAAGATGCGCCGGATCGTCTTGGCCTCGGCCTCGTTGATTACCAGTTGGCGATCCTTGACGTCATAGCCGAGCGCCGGGTAACCACCCATCCACATGCCCTTGCGCTTGGAGGCGGCGATCTTGTCGCGGATGCGCTCGCCGGTGACCTCGCGCTCGAACTGGGCGAAAGACAGCAGGATGTTCAGCATCAAGCGGCCCATCGAGGTCGTGGTGTTGAACTGCTGGGTGACGGACACGAACGACACCTTGTGGCGCTCGAAGGTCTCGATCAGCCGCGCGAAGTCGGCCAGGCTGCGGGTCAGGCGGTCGATTTTGTAGACCACAACGACATCGACCTGGTCGGCCATGATGTCATTCATCAGGCGTTTCAGCGCCGGCCGCTCCATGTTGCCGCCAGAGTAGCCACCATCATCGTAGTCGTCCCCGACCGGCATCCAGCCCTCGGCGCGCTGGCTGGCGATATAGGCCTGGCCCGCCTCGCGTTGGGCATCCAGGGAATTGAACGACTGGTCGAGTCGTTCGTCGGTGGAAACACGGGTGTACACCGCGCAACGCTTCCTGGTGACGACGGCGCTCATTTCGCCCTCCGTTCCGTTTTGATCAGGCCGAAGAACACCGGCCCGGACCACTGGCTGCCGGTAATGAAGCGCGCGACCGCCGACAGGCTCTTGAATTGCTGGCCGACATATTCGAAGCGCCCATCTCCCAGGGCGGTAACGCGATGATCGCGGTCGCCGTACTCGCGAATCAGCACGGTACCGGGCACGATGCTGATTGCAGTGGTTCGGCGCGTCTTGATCTTCGACTGCGCCTCACCGATGCGGATGAGTTGCTGGCGCACCTCAGGCTTGAGGCCGCCGAAAGCCGCCTCCTGCATCTTGTACGCGACGCGGCCCTCGACGTAGTTCCGGTTATGGTGCGACGGGCGACGCGGGAAAAACTGGTCCCACAACGCCCACAGATCTTTCATCGGCAGTCTCGGCAACGCCGCCACGCGGGCCGCCACCGTTTGTTCCTGGGATTGCGCATTCATCGTCAAACTCCTGGTTGAGAGGGGTTTGTATGAAGGCGCTCGGGTGCCGAGAAGCCAAGCGGAACAGCGTTGTCTCTGGGCAAGGTCGAGTGCAGGCGCGCTATGGCTGTCGCGATGAGGGTTGCGGCCTCTCGGGCGCGCTCGCGGCGCGTCAGGTGTTCGGGGGGCGTATGTTCGACGGTCATTTCGGTATCCATGAAGGGGTTCAGACCGTCAGGGATGCTATGACCAAGTTTCCACACTGGATGGCAAGGCAGGGTCATGGAGAGCCATCCGACAACCCGGCTCGACGATTGCGCGTTCACTTAATGATTGACAGCAGATAGCCAGTTCGATAATCTACTGGTTAACAAAACGCGCAACGCATACATACCATGTCATTCGGGACCTTCATCAGACAGAAGCGGGACGCAGCGGGCATCCCGTTGAATGATTTCGCTCGCCAGATTGGTATTTCCCCCGCTTACTGGTCGCGTATCGAACGCGATCTGGAAAAGCCCCCCAAGGACGATTTGATCAGCAAGGCGGCACAGCTCTTGAACTTGGGCCTGGACGAGGCATTCATTCAAGCCAGTCGTTTACCGCCGGACATGCAACAGAACGTCGGCGATGTCGTACTGGCCTATCGCAAACGCCCAACGTCCGAGGGCTGACCATGACGTTGCTCTCGGTCAACTACCGGTACTCCGGTCGTTCCAAGCCTCACTACCTAAAGATTGCCGATATCGAGGAAACCGCGAACGCCGTGCGTGCGCAGCTGGTGTCTGCCGAGACTGACGCCTTGACGTTATCGGTGCTGGGCGAAATCACCGGACTCACGGTCAACGGCATCAGCTTCGATCTGTGGGTCAGTCTTGATCATCCGGTCACCGACCACGAAACCGGGGAAGCGGTGTGTGGCTTGTGCGAATTCGATCCGGGTGCAGGTGTGGATGCAGCGTCGCTGCTGGTTTCACCGGTCGGTGACGATATGACCGAGGAATTGGTGCTGAGTACGTTCGGCCATGAGTTGGGCCACGCAGTGTTCGAAGCACCAGGCTGGATCGCTGGCTCCAAGGTCGGGCCTGGTCTTTTCGACGATATTGCCGAGAGGCCGCTGAAGGTCTACCGCATGACAACCCGTGATGCCGCCCATCTGGCCAGTGCGGGTGCTGCCGAGCCACAAAACCCGCCAGGCACGATCCATGAGACCGCGCGGGAAAAAGAGATGCGGATCGCGGAGTACCGGGCCAACGAATTCATGGGATCGCTGCTGGTTCCCCGCGCCCGACTGTTCAACGCAGTGATCGATATGGCCCGGAAGTATGACGTCACGGTTGTTCCTGGTCCCAGTCTGCTGGGCGGGCTGCCGCCTACTTCCCTGACCCTGAAGGCGGACGGCTACCTTGGCGATTTTGACCTGGAGAAGCTGCAGAAAGCCATCGGCAAGCGCTTCGGTGTGCATGGTCGATTCATCCGGGTGCGAATGGAGCGTTACGGTTTTTTGCAGAGTAGTCGAACGCATTGAATTGGCATTGCCGGATCGGGCCCGGCAAACACCAGCCGGCCAAGTGTCGGCATTTCTTGACCCGGACTGTTGCGCGTTCGCGCAACGCGCAATTCATAAAGGAGAAGTAATGGTCTTGACGGCAGAAAAACATCAGCACCCACTCGGTGATAGCAAGGGTGAGCAAAATCCCGGCCCCCTGGCACCTGATGCCGGCATCGCAAAGCCGGCTGCAGATCATGGCCCGGAGCTCCTGCCGGGCATGGAGCACCTCGTCCGGCTGGTGCGGAAGGTCAGGAACGTGCCGCTGCTCAAGCGGCTTCTGAAAACCGAGGGCATCGTTGTGCCGGATGACCTCGCCAAAAAAATGGACAAGGCAAAAGGCGTTCTGCCCCCTCCGGCACGCAGGCAACTGTATCCCCTGGTCGCGGCAGCCAGCACACTGACTCGGCAACGGCTTGAGCGCATCGCCGAGCGGATCTCGCTCCTCGACAACGACTATGGCAAGGAGGCCGTGCTCTCCCTGCTGAATGGCGACAACCCGCGTGATGCGGCTGTCCTGAGCTGCCACGGCGATCCGCACGGCCGTGCCTTGCATCTCTATTTGGAACAGGAGTATCCGGAGAAGGAAAGCAACCCCAAGGCGCGCTTTGACCAGGCCGAGCGCGTGCAGGTGATGAATCGCCAGACGAAAAGCGAAGCCTTCTCCAGCCACTACCGGGGAGCCAGGGCGGTCACGCCTGAAATCGACGAGACGGTGAAGCTGGCGTTGAAGACCCGGATACTCGAGCTCTACTCCGATGCCCCGGATGGAGATGTGCTCATCGAGCATTTCACGCGCATGGGTGGTGGACAGGAGGCACATCATGATGATGAAGAGGAGGGTGCCGTCGCCCCTGTCCTGCTGGACATCGTGACCGTTACCTTCAATGGTTCGGAGGCGCATTACACCAAGGTCGAGAACGGGGAAGAAGTGGCGCACGATGACTTGGCGGCCCTGTCGGTTCGCTTTGCCTATGAGCGGGGATCCGGTGCAATCAGCGTCTTCAGCGATGACCGCGAGAGCCGCCGCGAACTGGCCGGCATGTTCCGTGACGTGGTTTTGGCTGCCAGCGGTGAGATCGACGACCTACCGATTCAGGAATTCAATCTCAGTGGATTTGCCTCCGAAATGATGCTTTCCAGATTGGAAACAGAACTTGTCCCGGGCATCGAGTCCATCTCCATCGCCCGGTTCAAGGTGGCACGCTCGATGACCCGGCATGTCGTGCTGAACGCCCGCGAGGGCCGCGAGATGGACAGGCAGATCATCAGCCAAATGGCCGTGATGCGGGACCGCTACGATGACCGAGATATCTATCAGGTGGCCAGGGATGAATTCAAGGTCGATGACCTGAGCCAGTTCGACATCGCTCAGGTCACCCTGAAAATGCGGATTGCCAGGCAGCAACACCGGAAGGCCCATGACATCTCGGTCCAGATCACGGCACCCCACGGACTGAACGACAAGATGAAGACCGAGGATGACCGCAAACTGGTGATGGCGCAGCTCGTCCGCCTGGGCATCCTGATCGAATTCTGAGGGGAGGCGGATGATGACGCTCAGGCACATCCTTCTCGCACTGGAACGACTTCGGGACATCTCCGGGCGCGTAACCAGCGCGAACCTGGGCCTGACCAGCATGAATCTGGCCGGCCATGCGTGGTTCATGCCTGACGGCCATCTGACGCATGTGCCTGCCCCATTTCTCGATTCCGAAGAGGAGGTCGAAGTCACGCTCGACGAGGATGCCGGGATATACCGTTATGTCAGTCCGCAAAGAGGCACACGGTTGGTGACGCGGCCGTTCGCGGAAATCAGCCTCTATAAGGTCAATTCGGATGCGGTCCTCGGCGACATGGCGTCGCTGCTTGGCATGCACCAGACCGTGAAATCTCGTCGGGCATGCCTGGTGGCCGGGCATCTCTGGTACCTCGGAGAATTCAGGATCGGCAGCACGCCGGCATCCGCGCCGATTTTCTATGGCCGGGCACTGAGCGCTGCTCCCATTGCCCTCCTCGAAGAAAAACTGATCGACGGTCGCCATGAGCACGCCGGCATCGTGCTGTCGCCGTCCCTCCCTACCAAGCCGATCGCCACCCTGCATCCAGTCCGCCAGCTTGATGATTTTTTGCTCGCGGCAGATGGCAAGGAATTCTTCGACCTGCCGGCGTTGACACGGGCGCTCACCGGAAAACCAGTTGATGCGGCCGCAGTTGCCGATGAATGGTTCGATGAGCCTGGCGGCGAGCTCAAGCTGAGGCATCTACTTAAGTCCGTGACCTTCGCCGGTTTCCAGAAAAACATCATTGCCATCTTCTGGCGCGCACGTAATGGTGAATGCCTGGAATGGACGCAGGAGGTGAAAACTCAGTCCGGATCAGTCGCCCCGACCCTGGATGCGGCGATGGGGGGCAAGGAACGCCGTGAGTTGTTCATCGAGCGTGTGTCGCGCGGCTGCTATCAGCTTCGTCGGAGATAGTAGCGGGTTGGGTTGCACCAAACGTTGCGTAGACGCCGTAGACAACAGCCGGGTCACTTGGTACTTCACGGGCCTTCAGGATGCGGAAAGCCTTCGAGAGCTTTCCGTTTGACGCAATCAGATGCTCGTTTGCTGCCCTAACTTCGGGCAGGTCAAGAAAAACCATGAACTTCAAGGCATCCGTGTCCGTAGGGGAAGCCTTCGATTTCCCCTGTAGTAATGCATTGATATCGTTCAGGATGCCGGCCTTCTGGGCAGCGCCGTACTTAGTCCCGCCATTGATTGGAACATTGCACTTCACCTCGGCGATGAGCGGTAAGGGTGCCGAGGACTGAACATCGTAGCCGTTGCTACTTGGCTTGCAACGCAACACATCAGCGCGAAGACTTGTGGATGCGTCCATATCCAGCGAAAGCGCGGCGACAACCCAATCAACGAACCCAAGCGTGAGTTGCATGGTGAGTGCGTTGTTGATGTCTGATAGAGCTGACTTCATGCCGAGAAGGCTCTTCAGATCCAATTTCCCATAGTAGTCGTCGGATGGCAGCTGGAACGCATTCTGCAGGAACGCGTTGATGCGTTGACGCAGTTTCTCGTCTCTCTGATAGGTGTGGTTGGGTGTCATCTGCCTTGCGCCAGGGCGGTTGTTGAGAGCCTTCAACTGTACATCCCTGACCTCCCCATTCCTCATCTTTGCTATTCCATTAGCTATTCCGTGAGGCAAGTCATCAGCTAAACAGTCGAGACCATGCGGTTGCCTTTTTCAACAAGGAGCAACCGCAAATGCAAAACCTTTCCAAATCCATCCAGGGCGGTCATGCGAGAGGACGCACCACGCAACGTGGCGTATCCGTAGAACGACTCGCCATCGACGAATACGAACTCGCCGCCCGTTGGGGCCTGAGCGTGCGCACCATCCGTAGATGGCGGCAAGAGCACCTTGGCCCGGTGTTCTGCAAGCTCGGCGCCCGCGTCACCTACCTCATCTCCGAAATCGAAGCCTTCGAGCAGCGTAATGCACGCCACTCGACTTCGGCTCGGGCCTACGCGTGAGGAGGCGGCCATGAGCGATCTCGTCACCATTCCCGCCGACCTGACCGAGATGTCCGTCAGTCAGATGGCATCTCTCGCGCAGCAACCATTGTTTGAACTGGGCGAATTCCTCGACACGTTGGAATCATCGCTCAAGCAGGTGCGGCAGCGCTATCACGCGGCCTTGGAGCAGCGATATGCCGAGCAGGCGCAGCAAGCGCGCCTCGCCTCCGGCAAGGACTTCGGTGTCGTCCACCTGGACGACGGCAGCATCCGCATCACCGTCGACAGTCCGAAGCGTGTGTCCTGGAATCAAGCCCTGCTGGCAGAGACCGCGCACCGTATCGCCGCCTCTGGGGAGCGCATCGAGGACTACCTCGACATCGAATTTTCCATTCCAGAAGCTCGCTACAGCAACTGGCCCCCGGTCCTGCGCGAGCAGTTCGAGGCCGCACGCACCACCAAGCCGGGCAAGACCAGTTTCCGCCTGGCGCTTCTTTCCGATCAAGGAGCCTGAGCATGGCCAACATCATCCCCTTCGAGTTCGAAACTCAAGCCCTTCGCGTCAATCTTGATGACGCCGGGCAGCCCTGGTTCAACGCCAATGATCTCTGCGCCGTGCTGGATTACGGCAATCCCAGGCAGGCGCTGGAGTCCCACGTGGACAGTGATGATGTCCAGAAACTGGACACCATCGACAACCTCGGCCGCACCCAGCGTGCCAACCACGTCAACGAGTCTGGCTTGTATGCCCTGATTCTGGGCAGCACCAAGGAGGCGGCAAAACGCTTCAAGCGCTGGGTCACGAGTGATGTACTGCCATCCCTCCGCAAGGCTGGCGCCTACGCCATGTCGGGGCCAATCGCCACACTACCGTCCCCCACTCAGGATCGCGTTACCTCACTGCTGCTGATTGGCGAGGCGATCGCCAAGGTGCCGGGTGTCAAACCGGGTATCGCAATGGCGGCCACGCTGACCTGCATCCAGGAGAACACAGGCCTGGGCATGGAAACCCTGCGCCGCGCATTGCCACCAGCCAACGAACCGCTGGGCAGTCTCAACCCCACCCAACTCGGTGAGCAGATCGGCCTCCGTGCCCAAGCAGTCAACCTGCGCCTGCGCGACCTGGGCCTGCAGTTCAAGAATGACCGAGGCGAGTGGGAACTGACCGAGCCGGGGCAGGCGCATGGTGAAGCAGTGCCGTACTCCCGGCATGGCCATGCTGGCTACCAGATTCTCTGGAAATCCGAGGTGGTGGAACTGCTGAAGGAGGCTGCGTGATGGCCCTCCCGATCATTAGCGCCGAACAACGTCTGTCCGAGAAGCGTGGCGTCAAGCTGGCACTCTTGGGCAAGCCCGGCATCGGCAAGACCTCCCAGCTCAAGACGTTACCGGAGTCCTCCACCCTGTTCGTCGACTGCGAGAGCGGCGACCTCTCAGTGCAGGCCTGGCGCGGCGACACACTACGGCCCAAGACATGGCCGGAATTCCGCGACCTGGTGGTATTTCTGGCCGGACCCAACCCCGCCTTGGTCGCGGATCAGCCGTTTTCTCAGGCCCACTTTGACCATGTCTGCGCTCAGTACGGCGATCCGAAGCAGTTGGACCGCTATGACACCTACTTCGTCGACTCCATCACGGTGCTTTCCCGCCTGGCGCTGACTTGGGCACGTGTCCAGCCCGCCGCCTTCTCGGAACGCACCGGCAAGCCGGACTCTCGTGGCGCCTATGGCCTGCTTGGCCAGGAAATGATCACCGCACTCACCCATCTGCAGCACGCCCGGGGCAAGAACGTGGTGTTCGTGGCCATCCTGGATGAGCGCATCGATGACTTCAATCGCAAGGTTTTCGTGGCCCAGATCGAGGGCAGCAAGACCGCACTGGAACTGCCCGGCATCGTCGATCAGGTGGTCACGTACTCCGAACTCAAGACCGAGGACGGCACTTCGTACCGCGCCTTCATCTGCCAAACCGTCAATCCCTGGAGTTTCCCCGCCAAGGACCGCTCCGGTCACCTCGACGTGGTCGAGGAGCCTGACCTGCTGAAACTCATCCGCAAGTGCGCTGGCACCAGCGCTGCCATCCATCAATAAGAGGAAACCATCATGAGCAACTGGAACGATTTCAACGACGCCGAACAGCAACCTTCCTTCGACCTGATCCCAAAGGGCACGGTGGTCAAACTGCGCATGACCATCAAGCCAGGCGGCCACGACAACCCCGAGATGGGTTGGACCGGCGGTTACGCCAGCGAGAGTTTTGACACCGGCAGCGTCTATCTGGCATGCGAGTTCGTGGTGCTGGAAGGCGAATATGCCAAGCGCAAGCTCTGGTCCAACATCGGCCTGCACTCGGCCAAGGGTCCGGCCTGGGGCAACATGGGGCGTAGCTTCATCCGCGCCGTCCTCAACTCTGCACGCGGCGTCTCCCCCCAGGACAACTCGCCTCAGGCAGCCGCCGCACGCCGCATCCGCGATTTCAGCGACCTGGACGGCATCGAGTTTGTCGCCAAGGTGGACGTCGAGAAGGACGCCAAGGGCGAGAACAAGAACGTCATCAAGCAGGCCATAGAGCCGGATCACCGCGACTACGCCGCCGCGATTGGACGACCCAGTTACCCCGCATCGCACGCACCGTCATACACGCCACAGCAAGCGCCGCAACCTGCCGCCCCTGTGTCCCATCCGGCAGCCCAGGCTCCGCAACGCGCGCAGGCTCCCGTCACCAAGCCCGCATGGGCGCAGTAATGGGGAGGGCGAATGCCATGCTGGATATGCAATCGCCCCGCGCGGGGCTTCGGCCACCTGGATACCCGGTTCAAGCCCGGCGATCTCCGGTCCGCGCCGCTCGACTGGGTCTTCTGCTCGCGCCGGTGTCAGGACGCCTTCCATGCCCTTTATGGGTTCTGGAAAGACAAGGCGCCCGCGCGGGAGGAGCAGTTCATGGTTGATCCGACCGCAATGGAAACCACAGCCATGAAAGCCTGCCTGCGTCCCTTCGGGGAGGCCGCCGGCGAGATCGGCTTCGACAAACCCCTGGGCCACTACAGCGAGGCCGAGGCCTTGGCCGTGGTCAACGCCATCGTCACTACCTACCTGGAAGTGATGACCAAGGCCCAAGCGCGCGTCAACGCGAGTGGTCCGTTCGCCGACCTGGCGGAAGACCTGCCGTGGGAGACGAAGTGATGCTGGATTTCAATTCCACTTCCTCCCTATCCGGGCAGATCACCACCCTGGTCGACGCCGGCATGCAGGCGAAGGCCCAGCAGCAGGAACGCCGCGCCTATCTCGGTGCGTCGCGCTTGGGCGTTGCCTGTGAGCGTGCTCTGCAATACGAGTACGCCGCTGCACCGGTGGATACGGGCAAGGACTTCTCCGGCCGCATCCTGCGCATCTTCGAGCGTGGTCACACCACCGAGTCACTGATGGTGGATTGGCTGCGGCTCGCGGGATTCGAACTGCGCACCCATGGCAAGGATGGTCAGCAGTTCGGCTTCAGCCAGCTCAATGGCCGACTGCAGGGGCACGTCGACGGCGTCATCGTCGGCGGCCCCGAGGGCTATGCCTATCCCTGTCTCTGGGAGATGAAGTGTCTCGGTGGCAAGTCCTGGCGCGAGTTGGAGAAGCACAAGCTGGCTGTCGGCAAACCGGTCTACGCCGCCCAGGTCGCGCTCTATCAGGTCTACCTCGGACTGCATGAACACCCGGCGCTGTTCACCGCAATCAACGCCGACACGATGGAGATTTACGCCGAGCTGGCGCCCTTCGATGCGGCCCTGGCCCAGCGCATGTCGGACCGAGCGGTGAAGGTCATCACCGCGACCGATGCTGGCGATCAACTCCCCCGCATGACCACCGATCCGGCACACGTCGAATGTCGCATGTGCGCCTGGTCAGACCGTTGCTGGAGACAACCATGAACGAAAACCAGTCACCACAGGCAATGGAAAACGCCGAGGAACCCATGATCGACGCCCGCCAGGCGAGTTACGCCCTGCGGCTTCCCTACTACTGGTTCGCCAATCCGAAGATGCGTTCGGCGAAGCGGATTCCTCACTACCAACTCTCGCGACTGGTGCGCTTCCGGCTTTCCGAACTCGCTGTCTGGCATCGGCAGAACGCCAAGCGGCAAGGTGGGCAGGGGGAAACTGCGTGATCGATTTCAACGCTGTTCCCGAACCCGCCGAGCGCAATCTCGATGCCGAGCGCGAGGAGATTCGTGCCGCACTTCTCGCGAATCTGGAGTCCGTGCTCTTCAGTCTGTTCCCCGCTGGCAAGAAGCGGCGCGGCAAGTTCACCATCGGTGACATCCTCGGCAGTCCGGGCGACAGCCTGGAGATCGTGCTGATCGGCGAGAAGGCCGGACTCTGGACGGACCGCGCCACCGGTGACGGCGGCGACGAATTCGATCTCATTGCACTCAACCACGGCTTCGACGCCCGCACGGATTTCTCCCGGGCGCTGACCCTCACACGTGATCTGCTCGGGCGCGCGCCGACCCGGTCAGTTCACAAGGCGCGCAAGCAGGCGCCGGTGGACGATCTTGGCCCTGCCACCGCCAAGTGGGACTACCACGATGTGAACGGCAAGCTGATCGCGGTCGTCTATCGCTACGACCCACCGGGCCGGCGCAAGGAGTTCCGGCCATGGGACGCCAAGCGCAAGAAGATGACCCCGCCCGAACCGCGTCCGCTCTACAACCAGCCGGGCATCGCCGCCGCCGACAGCGTGGTGTTGGTTGAGGGCGAAAAATGCGCCCAGGCACTGATCGCCACCGGCATCTGTGCGACGACGGCGATGCACGGCGCGAATGCGCCGGTCGACAAAACCGACTGGTCACCCCTCGCCGGCAAGGTGGTGCTGATCTGGCCAGACAAGGACAAGCCGGGTTGGGCCTACGCCGAGGCGGCCTCGCAAGCCATCCTGGCGGCAGGGGCGACATCCTGCAACATCCTGTTTCCTCCGGAAGACAAACCCGAAGGCTGGGATGCGGCGGACGCGTTTGCCGAGTCCTTCGAGGTCTCCACCTTCCTTGCCACCGGCCCATGCCTGTGCGTTCAGTCTATTGAGGAGGTCGAACCCTCGGGGTCGGATCCCCACCCGGTGGATGAGCAGACCGTGTGGGGCACCGAGGATGCCCTGGCGCTCAGTTTCACCCGCCGCTACCAGCGCGACTGGCGCTACATCGCCGCCTGGGGCAAGTGGCTGATGTGGGATGGTCAGCGCTGGCGAGCCGAAGAAACGCTGGAAGCAACCCATCTGATCCGTCAGGTGTGCCGGCATGCCTCGGTCCAGGCGGACAATCCCAAGGTCGCGGCCAAGCTCGCCGGAGCCAGCACCGTCGGCGGCGTGGAACGCCTGGCCAAATCCGACCGCAAGCACGCCGCCACCACCGACGAATGGGATGCGGACATCTGGCTGCTCAACACTCCCGGCGGCGTGGTGGATCTACGCACCGGGCGCATGCGTTCGCATGATCGTGGCGACCGGATGACCAGGATCGCATCGGCTACGCCACGTGGTACTTGCCCGCACTGGCTCGCATTCATCGATCAGGTTACCCAGAGCGACCAGGCATTTGCCGACTACCTGCAGCGTTTCGCAGGTTACTGCCTGACCGGGTCCACCCAGGAGCACGCGCTGTTTTTCCTGTATGGCACCGGGGCCAACGGCAAATCGGTGTTCGTGAACACGCTGTTCACTTTGCTCGGCGACTACGCGGCCAACGCGCCGATGGACACGTTCATGGAATCGCGTGGCGACCGTCATCCAACCGACCTGGCCGGACTGCGGGGTGCCCGTTTTGTCGGTGCGACCGAAACCGAGCAAGGGCGGCGCTGGAACGAGTCGAAGATCAAGGAGATCACCGGCGGCGACCGGGTCTCGGCGCGTTTCATGCGCCAGGATTTCTTCACCTACCTGCCGCAGTTCAAGCTGGTTATCGCCGGCAATCACAAACCTGCGCTTCGCAACATCGATGAGGCGATGCGTCGGCGTCTGCATCTCATCCCGTTCACCCTGACCGTGCCGCCGGAGAAGCGCGACAAATCGCTGTCTACCAAGCTTCTGCAGGAGCGTGACGGGATTCTTGCCTGGGCATTAGAAGGGTGCCTGGCCTGGCAACGGGATGGCTTGAAGCCGCCCAAGTGCGTGGTGGACGCCACTGACGAGTACTTCGACGAGGAAGACACCATTGGCGAATTTCTCGATGAGGAGTGCCAGCAGCATTCCCAGGTCAGGGTATCCGTCGTGGACATCTTCGAGCGCTGGAAGAGCCGGGCGGACAAGCGTGGCGAGTACATCGGCACCAGCCGCTGGTTGGTGCAGCAGTTGGTGCGCCGGGGCTTCGAGCGAGGGCGAACGTCGACAGGTGCGAAGGCGCTCCTCGGCTTGTCGCTCAAGCCAACTGACTACGGTGAGCGTTTGCCCTACCGCGACGACTGACCGCTCCGGACGCTTTTCAAGCCAACGCAACTCACTGAATCCAAATGATTTGACCGAACTGTACCGACGCTAGGATTAACGCCTTACACGTACGCGCGTGTGAGAGTTAATCCGTGGAACAGTCAGGTTCGGTCAAAAAGGAGTTTTGACCATGACGACATGCATCCTCGCCCTGGACCTGGGCACACAGACCGGCTGGGCCATCCGCCTGAAGGACGGCCAGATCATCAGCGACAGCGAAACCTTCAAACCGCAGCGCTTCGAAGGCGGCGGCATGCGCTACCTGCGATTTCGCAAGTGGCTCACGGAGATCAAGCAATCCGGCGAAATCGATGCCATCTACTTCGAGGAGGTGCGTCGCCACATCGGCGTCGATGCCGCCCACGCCTACGGCGGCTTTATGGCCACCCTGACGTCTTGGTGCGAACACCACCAGATTCCGTACCAGGGTGTGCCGGTGGGCACGATCAAGAAACACGCCACCGGCAAAGGCAACGCCAGCAAGGCCGAGATGGTCGCGGCAGCCCAATCGCGTGGCCACACCCCGACTGACGACAACGAAGCGGATGCCCTGGCGCTGTTGCACTGGGCGATCGAGACACAGGGGGAAGGCGCATGAAAATCCCCGAGCAACGCTACCGCAGCCCCCTGGCGCGTCACCTGCCCGAGTCCACCGACCTGGAAGCCATGAAACGCGACGGCTGGCGCGGCCAGCACATCCTGGTGGTCGCCGAAGCCGACGACCGGCTGGACTTCGTCGAACGCGAATTCATCCGCCGCATCGGCGAACGGCTTTATGGAGCATCGAACAAAGGAGCGCGCCATGGCTGAATGGACGATGGATGACGTCGCGGCGCGTTTCTCCGAGGCGGCCGAGACGGGGCGGCGACTGCCCCCAGTCAGGGTGCAGGGCTACTTCAACGTCTGGCCCGCCTTCGCACGCAAGGAGTGGGAAACCTTCGCCGGCGAGGATTTTCAGTATCGGCCCCTACCACCCACGCCCGAGGCGATCAGCCGGATGATGGAAGCCATGCGCTGGGTGCAGTGGCTGGAGGAGGAGCAGCGCCACCTCATCTGGATGCGCGCGAAGCAATACGAATGGAAGGACATCTGCCGGCGCATCGGCTGCGACCGCACCACGGCGTGGCGGCGCTGGCAGCGAGCGTTGGGCGTTGTAGTAGATCAACTCAACGGAGGCCAAATGTAACCAAGGGTCATAAAATACTGGTCAAGAAATTCGACCATGGTTTATGATTTACTCACGACTCACCCTTTGACCGTCCGGTTTAGCCGGTATGCTCTTAGGGCGACAAGCCGCCTTCGGGCGGCTTTGTCATTTCTGGAGATGCTGTTGAGAACAATCGTCTACATCGACGGCTACAA